CGATTTGCCGAAAAATGTCAAGTTTGGGGTACTTTACCTACTTACTTAACATTGCACTATCTAGATACATGTATAAAATATATAAGTTAGTACTTTATGGGGGTTAAAAAAATATACCTTGTAAGCCATAGTAACAGCGGGTTGTAGAACAACTTTACATTCAACTATATAGATTATATAAGCTGGGAAACTAATCACTCCCACATTTTCATGCTTACTAACTTACGCCAAATGTATAAAGTTATAGATTTAGTAAAAAAGGTGCGTGGTATACAACATTTAGTTAGATAATCTATATAATGTAGATAGTTAAACTTAGTATTATGGTCTGTAACGTATGGTATACACCAAACTTGACATTTAAAACGTAAAGTTTATAGCTCCTGATATTAGGCTAATCTATATAGCAACTTATATAGCTGGGGTATGTATTACCTGTAAGTCATTGATATCATTACATACTACTTATATAGTACGCTAACCTTAATACAGTGATCTTTTTTATGCTCGATCTCTGACCTCCCAACGTATGGCTCTTATTATTATCAAAAAGAAAACAAAAAAGAAAGGGGAGCCGAAGCCCCCCAGTCTTAGTAGTAGTACGTATCTAGTATGATAAGGATCATCATCGCTGCAATGAAGTATACACTTACAAGCACCGAGTACATGATAAGGTGTCTGATCTTAAATTTTCCACTAAACATATTTAGTCTCCTAGGTGGAGGGGCCGAAGCCCCCCGGGTTAAGGTGTGTACTGATGCAGGCACCAGCGGTAGTCCGAGTTGTTCGGACCCTTGTTCTCCCATACCCACTTCACTAGCGACCAGCCAGTGGGCGTGTTGAGAATTATAGTGGTCTCGGGCTGGCCCAGCCTGTCCGGAAGGTTCCGGATAAGGTGGACGTTTGTGTTACCCTTGGCTCCAGCCAGCCTGTCGGCCAGCTTTTTACCTCGCTCCCATGATGACGCAATACGTGACTGCATACGTCCTGAGCGTTTGAAGTGTACTACATTCATGGTAGTCTCCTAAGTGAGGGGAGCCGTAGCTCCCCTCGGGTTAGACTAGAAGAGAGGCAAGTTCTTAGTTGCCTTCGCAGGTGCTGCCTTCGCTTTCGCTGGGGTAGCTGAGTTATACGCCGCGTTCTTAGCCTTGGCGTAAGCGTCTGTCATAAACGAGACGCCCCATTTTGGTTTCTGCGAGTACTGCGTGTTCAAGAACTGAAACCCGTTAAGGTCCAGCTTGGCCGCCGCCGGGACCGTCATCTTCTCGCCATTGGCGTAGACTTTGGTCCCCTTTGGCAAACCGCCGCTTTCGATAACAGCCTCCAAAGCTTTCTTAGCTGTTGGAAACTGCTGCCTAGTCGCAGTGCCCTTGTTGATAAACAACGTTGGACCCTGCGGCTTGCCAGCATTCTTCCCCGATTTAGGGGTATAGTCTGCATCGAAGTTGACGGACACACTAGTCAGTTCGGCACTGACAAAACCTTTTACGAAATCACTCATGTGATTATTCTCCTAGTTGGTTACCACCGACCGAGTGACCGGTGGGTAGATATCGAAACTCTATCCTGATCTGTGTGGCCCCCTATTACCCTTGCGGATCGGTTTGTGTGGGTCTTTACAGCGTCCCGTTTACGGGCTTGGTTAGTGTTGTTTGTCGTTTCGATGATTGAATTAAAGCACGTTCCCCTAAAAATGTAAAGTTTGGGGGTTTTGCTAGGGTCTAGCAAGCTATTGAAAGCATTGATTTATTTGGGCTAAGGCACAGATCAATAGGTGTTGACGGGGGGGACATGGACTACCATGCGCATGCCGCCCCCTATAATGGTAGATCGCTTAAAGCAAGACCCAAAAATACCTAGTGTATAGTTAGCGTTTATCTAATATACAACTACTTAGCTTGACACCCCTGACAACTTATTACAGAATACCTCACATGGATAATCTACCGTTGAAATATCATCCGTGGTCTGACCGGCTTGCAATGGACATCGCACTTGCTCTTGAAGGGTCAGGTGAATCCATGCCAGATATTATGTTGCGTCATGCGATAACCCAAAGCGAACTCATTACTTACAACCAAGATAGTATGTTCCTTAAGAAGGTGGAGCATCTTCGTGAGGAAGTTAAAGAGAAGGGCATGACCTTCCGGCTCAAGGCAAAGGCGCAGGCAGAAGAACTACTTACAACAAGTTGGACATTGATCCATGCACCAGATGTAAGCGCGGCGGTAAAGGCTGATCTTATAAAGTCTACGGTTAAGTGGGGGAACCTAGAACCACAGAAAGACGCGATAGCTGAGGGCACAGGGGGCGGTGGTGTTACCATACAGATTAACCTCCCCTCCCAAGAATCAGCAGTAACTACTTTGGTACCTGTTGCCAAAGTTATTGAGCATGGTTGAGGTGCTGTACTCCCTCAAGAGAGCGCGATTGATTCTAACACTATTAGCTCGCGGAGGGTGGTCGCACTCTGCTAAGATCATTACATATCCAAAGCGCACAAAGAAACCAATGGCTGTGCGCATTAGAATATACGTGGGTGACTAATGGCATACGAGATTAACTATACACCTACCAAAGTGTGTGGTGCTTTCATGGCAAACAATTCCAAGATGCGTGTCCTTATGGGGCCGGTTGGGAGTGGCAAGTCTGTGACCAGCACCTTTGAGGTTATTCGCAGGGCGGGGGAGCAAGCACCGAATGAACAAGGGATACGGAAAAGTAGGGCGGCTATTGTCCGCGAGACGGCGCGTCAGCTCATGGATACCACGATCAAAACGTTCCTCGACTGGTTCCCACCCGGAGTCTGCGGACGATACATGCGAACAACCAAAACCTACTTCTTCAAAGTCGGAGACATCGAGTGCGAAATAATGTTTCGGGCGCTTGATGACGCGGATGACGTAGCGAACCTTAACTCACTCGAGCTTACATTTGCGTGGTTCAACGAGTGTCGGGATATTCACCCGGACATTATTGACGCTATGTCCAAGCGCGTTGGACGTTACCCCAGTAAGAAAGATGGTGGCCCAACATGGCATGGGATGTGGGGGGACACTAACCCGCCGACCCAAGACACATGGTGGTACTATCAGATGGAAGGGCTTAATGCTGAGGACGGCGTGTCGCCTAATGACAACGGATGGGCAGTATTTAAACAGCCATCAGGGCGGGGGCTCTTGGCAGAGAACGTTAGTAACTTGCCGGAGGGATATTATGACACACAAGGTCGGAGTGAAGAGTACGTTAGGGTATACATTGATGGAGAGTATGGACTCAGCTCTGCAGGTCAGCCTGTGTATAAGTATTTTCGTCCTGACTATCATATGGCTACTGAGCGTCTGGAGCCTATTATTAATGGTGTTCGTCCCGTTGTTATTGGTATGGACCTTGGGCTTACACCTGCGGCAGTCATTGGTCAGAGTGATCCAAGGGGACGAGCCCTCATATACGCGGAGGCTGTAAGTTTTGATATGGGGGTGCAACGTTTTGTACGGACAGTACTTAAGCCGCTACTCTTCGAGAGGTTCAGCGGGGCAAACGTTATTGTCGTTGTTGACCCTGCTGGAGTGCAGCGAGCACAGACGGATGAACGTAGTGCCATTGATATTATTAAAGCTGAGGGTATGAAAGTTATTGCAGCAAAAACTAATAACGTTACACCTCGGCTTAGCGCAGTGGACGAGTATCTTATGCGCCATGCAGATGGGGATAGCGCGTTCTTATTGGACCCAAGCTGCACTGCGCTTAAGTCTGCAATGATGGGGGGATATCGCTTTCATCCAAAGACGGGTGCCATTGAGAAAAACAAGCATAGTCATGTAGCTGAAGCGTTGCAGTATCTTATGTTACATATCTCTTCTATCAGTGACGGCTCAGTCGTTGCGCAGCGGAGAGAAATTAAATCGCATAGTGCTGTCGGTTGGACGTAACATTACACTTGCGTTGTCCCATACGGTACCATATAGTCTCATTGGGTCCGACATAACCCACCTCCCATGTTGTGTACTTCCCCCCACTGGACTCCTAGCCAGTGGGGGTTTTTTCTATTGCATAATAAGTTCTGCC